TTGTAGCGTCTTAATTAAGGTTTTATGGATGTCTTCGGACTTTTGTTTAGACGCTGCAATAAGCTGTCTTATGTCAAGCGGGACTAAAGCTTGTTCCAATTTAAAGGTATCGCCTGACTTTGAAGCTCCGATACTGCGTAATTCCTTACTAATTGCAGCATTAAACTTGCCGTAAAACGTACCATCCGCATACCAAACCCTGCCTGTTCGGAGTGCTTCCCTTAACGCCATTTCGTCATTTTCGCGCACATTTAGCCCCTCTTCCCTTGCTTCTTCAAACAGGGGATCGAAGATGACTTCTTTTAAATATTCTAGTAAGTCACGTTCAATAAGATCAGTATACTGATCCTTGTGAATAATCGGGGATAAAGTTTGTTTCACTTCTCATTTTTCCCAGACTTTTTTTCCTCTGGTCCCGCGGGCTTACTTGCTTCAATCATATCCATTGGATCGACATCGCGAATACCTTCAGATACTTCGGTGTCGATTGGTAATAAGTCTTCTCTTTGGAGTAGAGTTGAGGCTTCTTTACCTGTGATAAGACGTTGCTTGAACTGCTCTAGGATTCGATTCTGTACAGAAGTCTTAACTTGTTCTTCCTGTACTCCGTCAAGTACCTTAAGCGGTTTCCACTTAATTGTATACTCGGGGATAAAACCAAAAAGTTGCATCATGCGAAGATCAATGATCTCCGTTAGTACAGGTTGAGCGTCTTGACGTATTTGCTCAACAATCGCGTTGTAGTTTTCTAACGCATCTTGACCGCCACCGAATCCTGTGGCCGATTCACCGAATAGCTTATTCATCGGTATCTTTAAGGCCGATGATAAGTTTAATCTGATTTGTTGCCAAATCTCAGCTAAACCACCCCAAGTTAGCTGCTTTTGCATGTAATCATCTTCAACGTCCATTGCCAGTCCATGTTGGAAGTTTTTCATCTGGTTGGACAATTGAACTCTTTGCTGAACATTCGACGTACCTTCAGGGGTTAACAGGGCATCATTGAAGCCTTGGATTTTGAAGACGTCTATTTTTGCTTCATCGAGTAACTCGAATATTAAATTCTCGAATTTTATGAATGAATTGATTGGACGGATACAACGCTCAATTTCACTCATTCCCCAGCCTTGTAAGCGCAGGCGGATATACGAAGGTGCTTCCACCCCCAAAACTTTTATCACGCGCGAATAATGGAGCGGTATTCCGTAAAAATTAAACGGTGTCGGATTTCGCTCATCGAAGATATTCGTTTGTGATAAAATCAGTTCCCAACGATCAGCAGCAATAAACTCTAAAGGTGAGTCTTGCTTTATTTTTTCTACATCGAGGGGTTCTCTAAAATCTTGATCCGTGTTTACAACGAGTCCTGCGCCACCATATAGGCGACTCCAGTTTAAAACATCCATTGCAACACGAATATCCGATATGCCTCTATGGATCGCAGCATTCGGATTAATTGGACGCTTAAATTGTTCTCCACGACCGCGGGATTTTTTAAGCGTATTCATAAGGAGTTGTAACTCCTCGTGATCTAATTCATTAGATGTAACTTCAATTCCACCACGAAACGCATCTTCTACTGGCTGCTTTACTACGGTTTGAATCAAACCGATACTCATGTAAGAGTACGAAAGTAAAATACGATTGAGTGTTAGGGGCGTGTAGCTACTACCCTCAGATAATGTGAAGGGATATGCTATCGTCTGAGTGGCGGTCGGATCACCAACGAATAACCCGTTAAGGAACTCGTTCAGACTGTTGTTACGCTGGGTAGATTGCGACATCTGTAATGTCTCTCTTGACCTTATGGTTTTTTGTTTCAAGCATAAAAGCATGATCTCCCCACGAAGACCGCGTGATCCTAAATGTATCCTCATCGGCATGGCTATTGGTAATGGAACTACTCGCTGGGAAACCAGTCTAGCTCTTATCAGTTTACTTGTAAGTGGGTTAACCGAGTACGAATTTGCTATTGTACCCATGGGGGGCTGCGATATTGCCCATGCCCGCAACTTACTTATCCATGCATGGCATACTCAGTACACGCACTGCGGTAAGCTCCTTTTCATCGATTCAGATGTAAAGTTCACCGCAGACGACATTTTTAAGATAATCTCTAAAGAACTCGATATTGTCGGGGGTCTTTACCCATTAAGTGGTAACGGGCTACGCTGGTCGTATAACGGCTGGTCTCGCTGGTCACCTAAATACCCAGAACTTTGGGAAGTCCAAGAACTATGCACAGGCTTTATGTGCATCTCATGGAACGTAATTGAGCATATGCTTGAGCACTGCTACTGGGTTAAGCCGTTTGTTGTCGAAGACTGGCAATACAGAGGGGAAACCGCTTACGAGTTTTTCTGGATGGGTGTACACGAAGGTCGCAGATTCTCAGAAGATTTCTATTTCTCCATGCGCGCACGCGAGGCGGGATTCGATATTTACGTTGATCCACAAGTTCAGCTTGACCATATCAAAACTGTGGGGTTATTAAGCTTCATACTTCCTGATGGTAAGACAAAACTTACGCTTCAGGAGATGAAGCCAAATAGTTGAGGGAGCAGGATTGGATACCTACCGTTTCCCCGATCCGCCGTGGACCTGCATCCGCGTGATGCCGTCCCTCAATTAAAGCCGTTTGAGTTCTAGATTAGTAAAGTCAAAACTAATCGTCGTGTTTATCGTGTAACTTGAAGATTGTCGGCTTCTCTAAGGTTAGCTCACATTCGTAATGATCTTCGGTACTTAAGCCTTCCCAGACCACTTGGTATAGCATTGTACCAGGTCTATAAATGATCCCAATGATTATGCCCATATCCTCTGAAGTCTTGTGATAAATCGTATCACCAAGATTGTATAGAGGTACATCTTTCATTTTTTCGCTCGTGGTTTGCCTAGTACATTAAGAATTGAAGTTGGTTTACCAAGAAGGATGTTGACCCCATCAGACCAACAGTCCACTTGATCGTCTGTAGTTGATTTACCATCTTCTCTAAATTGCGCAAGCTCGACTTCTAAAGCTGCAAGCCAGTTAGCGTTCTTCGGCAAATACACCATGCCCGTCTGCTGATACGGTAGTGCCAGCTTCACACGGCTAACCTTATCTTTTATACGCACAATACCTCGAGCAGGTACGCCACGCTTTCTAAGCTCCAGCATCAAATTGTAGCCCGCTGCAGCCTCTTCAATAGCCACATAGCTTAACGGCGATGACGCTTTGTTATGCTTTTCCCAAAACCGCTTCACCGCCTGCAACATATCATTCGGACTCCACTTACCACGGATCTGGTCAATGAGAAAAGCCCTGTGCTGCGATCTGCCCCACACCTGTGCAACTGAAAAGTTATTCGCTTCTTTCGACTTTAACGCCGTATCGATCGTCATGACCTTAAGTTCCATCTTCGGAACGTCATTCATATCATAATACTTGAAGTCAGCTAACTTAATTAAATTACCACCAAGGATGACGGGCTCTTGTTGATATTGCGCAGCAAATGCAAACGGGTTCACGCGCTGCGTATCGAGTAGGTCTTTTGTCGATATGGTCTCGGGGATTTGACTTTCGCCATTCACCATTGCAGGAAACCGCACAATTGCACAGTCATTCGGATAATTCTCCATCACGAACCCAGGTAAATCATCCACGGCTAGTCTCTGCGCACAAATAATGATCGGCGTAAACTGCGACGAATTACGGCGTGACTTTAGCGTATTCTCAAACCAGAACCTTAATTTCTCTCCCTCGACTCGAGACAATGCCTCATCTGGTTTAGCTGGGTCGTCAATGACGATAAAACCTCCTGCTCTTCTTTTGAGGCCAGCTCCCAACCCCGTAAGAGACCCTCCAACGCCGTCTCCATATACTTTACCTCCCGCTGTAGTTGTAAAATGGTCAGATTGTCTGATCTTTCCAAGAGCAGTTGGAAATAGTTCCTTGTACCAAGGGCTATCGATAACTTGTTGGATGTAGCGGACGGAGGTTGTGGCGAGTTCATTTGAGTAACAGGTATAAATTATTTGCGCATCAGGAAAAAATGCCAAGGTCCATGTTGAAAGTGCCTCAAGCATTTTCGTTTTACCCACGCGCGGTGGTACGTTTACAATAATAAAACTTTTGTTTAAATCCCCGAGTACTGCCTGCTCAAGTAATTCGCATGCCCCTTTATGCAGTGGCTTGAGTGGCAACTCTAATCCATTGAGTGGCACAAAGCACTCTTTGAAAAAATCCCAAAAAGAAATAAACTGCGAATCTTGAGTCATTAAAGTATATCCGTATTATCGCGTGAAGACTCCTGTACAACTTCCTGTACAGGCTCTGGCTCGGTAATTTCAGTCACCGCATCATTCGCTTCTAAATCAATCGTATCATCCTTAGTCTCTTTCGCCCGTTTTAAAGCAGCGATTCTCTCCGCAATCGATAACGCCTGCGCACCCACTACGGGTGAACCATCTGCATTACCAATGACAACCGCCTGAGCAGCTTTACCATAACCACGTTCAAGCAAAATTTCCGCTGCTCTCACCCGTACTGCAGGTGGCATGCTCGCATCTTCCATAATTTCAGAAATTGTCTTTATCGCAGCTCGGCTATAATTCCTTGCAAGACTAACCAGTGTTGAAGCATTGATCGACTTCACAGTCGTACCAGATACCTCCTCTGCTTTCATTATGCCTGCAACTTGTTTACTCAGCGATTTTTTACTTATTGCCATGGTCTCGGATTATCAGCATTCACATACCAGCGGATGAGGCCAGCTTTGTCTTTTTTATATTTCGCTAAACCGATCTCGTAAATCTCCGTAACACTTCTGTGGAAGATGTTCGATATTTGTGCCGTAGTAGCACCTGGGTGTTCTATTAGCCAAGCTCTTAGCTTGCGTAATTCCTTCACATCTTGTGTGGTCACGGAGATAGTGGGGGATAAAAGTGTGTAATGATGTAAGCAGTCAGTACCAAAATGATAAGGGCTGCCACATGCAAATGTAAGTTAGATTTCACTTGGCTCTTGCAGCGAGCATGGCATCGGCTGCTTTATATGCTTTTTCAGCTATAAGCGTTAACT